GGAGTAACATGTTAGCTTATTGCGATCAAATAGCTTCTATGATTCGTAGAGACTTAGTAAATTCTAAAGACCCGAATGATATGCTACTACTAGTAGGGGGTATCAATTACGATTTACATCCTACTGAACATTACTTAATGTCAACAAAGAAAACAATGAAGGTTTGGGATATGAACGAAAAACAATATCGTATAACAATTGAGGAGATAAGCGATAATGGGTAAACAAGTAAGACAAAGACATAAAGAAACAGCTATGACTGTTGGTACTGGCTTACTTATCAATTACCCATTAAATCTTTTAGGACTATATATACTTATGGATGGTTTGGGATGGACTGACCCATTTTATATCGGTACAACTATAACTGTCTGGATGACCGTTGTAGCTTACACCAGAGTATTTCTAATAAGATCATACTATGACCATATTGAGGAGGTAAGAGATAATGGATAAACAATTAGGTGAGGATCTAGGCCGTATCCTAGAGTTTAATGCTAAGGTACATAGTATCTTAGAAGGTTTAAACAAACAAACACAAAGCTTGTTTGAGTTAGTTAAGGTCCAACAAGAGACTATAGCTAAGCTCAGAGGTGAAGTAGATAACATACGTATTGATGTTAAAGACCTTCACAACCGTTAATTCAAGATATGCTCTTGAATCGATACCTACGAACATCTTGCTCTCCAAACTCTAGTTCGTAGGTATCACCTTGTTTATTATAGAGTACACCGAAATAAGAGTATGTATGAGAGCAAAGACACTCGCAGAAGCTAGAAATAAAGCAACTTTGTTTGATAGTCCAGCGATTATCTATAGAACGGAGTCCGGGCCCATTAGAAAAATATATAAATAAAAGGAGAACATTTTTTATAAAGGCACTCCACTAATGGCAATTTCGAAATACTTAGATAACAATTCAATCGATATCGCTAAAGGTATTGTAACTGGTGTATCTCATATTCATGTTTTAGGCGCTGTTCCAGTCATGTCTCAATCACAGACTGGTACCATATGGGATGTAAACGATGTGAAATATCCATGGCATGTATTTGATTCAGACATAACAAAGATTTCTTATGTTGCAGCAGATGCAGCTGATAGTGGAGATAGTCTTACTATTATTGGACTAGATACAAACTATGATCCTTTACAAGAAACAGTAACAGTTACAACAACTCCACAATTGACAACCAATACATTTAAACGAGTATTCAGAGCATTCTCAAGTGCAGATAATGCTGGAACTTTAACAATGTCAAAAAACGGTATTGTGGTTGCACGAATAAATGCTGGTAACGCACAAACTCTTATGTCAGTGTATACTATTCCTAGAGGCAAAACTGGATTCTTAACAAAAGTTATATGTACAACACAAACAGGCGCTGACGGTATTGGAAACATGCATGAAAGAATTAGCGCTACTGGCGCTTTTAGAGTAGGTCATACTTTTGAAGTTACTGGTGCCGGTGGATTTTATGAATACACATTTACTATTCCAGAGAGGATGCCAGAAAAGACTGATATAGACGTAAGAGTTACAGCAAGAACAAATAATGGAAGATATACTTCTGTTTTTGATATGATACTATTAGATAATGGCATTGCGTAATGGAATCCTTTTTAAATTATATTACTGAACAAAAGAACACTCATATGACACACATTGAGGATAAACTTCTCTATGGTGGCGTCAATGGTACACGACAAGCTATCAATGCATTAAGATCTTTACGAGACATGTTAAGAGGTTCTCACGAAGGTAAAGTATCTGTAAAGTGGGATGGTGCACCTGCTATCTTCTGTGGTACCGATCCAAGAGACGGACAATTCTTTGTAGCCAAGAAAGGTATCTTTAATAAAAATCCTAAAGTTTATAAAACCAATTCGGAAATTGATGCTGACACTTCAGGTGATTTAGCATCAAAACTGAAACTCGCTTTAGCACATCTACCTGAATTAGGTATTAAAGGTGTGATACAGGGAGACTTCTTATTTTCAAAAAGTGATTTGAAAATGGAAACGTATGACGGTGAAAAGTATTTAACCTTTCATCCTAATACAATAGTATATGCAGTACCAGCTAATTCTGATATAGCTACAACTATTAAAAGAGCTAAGATAGGAATTGTATGGCATACTTCATATAGTGGTAGAAGCTTTGAGTCTATGACAGCTTCTTATGGAGTAAATGTTAGTAACTTTAAATCTAGTGCTAACGTTTGGTCACAAGATGCAATGCTTCGGGATTTAACTAATGCAACATTATCTAAAGAAGATACGGAGACTATAAATGAATATCTTTCACAAATTGGGAAACTTTTTAACAAAGTTGCTGGGTCAACCCTCAGAGAACTCGAAAGTAACCAAGAACTCGCACAACACATCGAACAGTTCAACAACACTTATGTCCGCGCTGGAACCGTTATCATCAACACCAGAGCTCACACCAAAAAAGTTCAAAACTGGATCGCCAAAAAGTACCGCGCAGAAGCCCAAAAACGCAAGACTAGCGCAGGCAAAGAGGCGCAGTACAAAAAAGCCGAACAACTCTTAAGCTTTTTCTCACCAGCTAACACTATGAGTCTAATTAATTTGTTTGAATTACAAAAACTCATAGTGTTAGTGAAACTAAAACTTATAAATAAATTGAATCAATTAGCGAAACTTAAAACCTTTGTAAAAACCAAGCAAGGTTTTAAAGTAACAGGGCAAGAAGGTTTTGTCGCTATTGATACACTTGGTGGTGATGCGGTAAAGATTGTTGATAGAATGGAATTTTCATACAACAACTTTTCGCCAGATATATTAAAAGGATGGGATAAACCAACTAGGAAGTAATATGGCAACAGTAAGCTTTAAAGACTTTAATCCGGTAAACTATAAGCCCGGTGAAGACGAAATAATACAACGACAAGCTAAGAAAAGAAAATTGGATATACCTACTGGTAATACCGGTGAAGGTTTAGAAAACGAAGCACTTTCATTAGCACAAAGACGTAAAAGATCTATTCTTATTAAACGTATGAAAGCCAGAATAGCTATCGGTCGTAAAAAAGCAGCCAGAAGGATGGCATCTGTTGATGTCCTTAAAAGAAGAGCACAAAAACAAGCTCGTAACCTTATATTCAAAAAGTTAACTAAAGGCAAACCCAGAGCTGAAGTATCACCACAAAGACGCGCAGAGATTGAAAAACGTTTAGACAAAATGAAAGGACGTATTTCTAAAATTGCTCAGCGTATCTTACCTAAAGTAAGAAAAATGGAAATAGCTAGAAAGCGAGGAGAAAAACCCTCAGCACCTAGCGGTACTCAATCTGGAGTAAGCGTCTAGTGGTTTCATCATTTAAACAATACCTCGTAGAGGCTGAGAAAGAGATCTATTTTACTTTTGGTAGAATGAATCCTCCTACTATCGGTCATGGTAAAGTATTTGATAAGTTAGCTCAGGTAGCTAATCGTAATCCATATAAAGTATTTTTATCGCAAGTACAAGATAGTAAAAAGAATCCTTTAAACTATTCTCAGAAAGTTAAGTTTGCAAGAAAAATGTTTCCTAAACATGCAAGAAACATTTTAATTAATAAAAAAGTAAAAACAGTATTTGACGCTGTACAAACTTTATTTGATCAAGGCTATAATAAAATTAATATGGTAGTAGGATCAGATAGAATTAATGAGTTTACTATATTGTTAAACAAATACAATGGAGTGAAAGGTAAACACGGTTTTTATAAATTTGAAAAGATTAATGTTATATCTGCAGGAGAAAGAGATCCAGATCAAGATGACGCAACTGGAATGTCAGCTACTAAATTAAGAACAGCTGCAGCAGATAACGACTTTGTAACTTTTACACAAGGACTTCCTAAAGGAGTAACTAATCCAGAAGCTAAGAAAGTATTTGCTGCTGTGCGTGCTGGATTAGGTTTAAAAGAAACTAAAGACTTTAGGAATCATGTGTCGTTGGAAAAAGTCTCTGAGACACGAGAACAATATGTTAAAGGACAATTGTTTGAGTTAGGAGATTCAGTTATTATAAAGAAAACACAACAACAAGGTAAGGTTACTTGGTTGGGTTCTAATTATGTAGTCGTAGAAGCTGATGACAAATCATATAGATGTTGGTTAGAGGCTGTAAAGAAAGTAACACCTGTGACTGTAGCTAAAGATAAAATAGCTAAAGAAAAAGAAGCAGATAAAAAGAAACACGATCGTATGATGGATAGAGCTAGAACACAACATACTACCAATCTTAACAAACGAGTAGAATTTAAAGAATTTTTAAGGAAAGCAAAATGAAGTACGACTACGGAACACCGGAATCAGTTAAACTAATGAAACAACAAACACCAGGGCAACAAGAGGGCACTATGAAACCACATAACATGAAAGATCCATCTACGGGTAAGATGGTTAAGATAACTTCTACTGATAAGCATGATAAGATTCTTGCTAAGAGAAAAGGTTTTAAAGAGTTTGCACAGGGTTTGTCTGATCGTGAACTAACTAAACAAGAATTAAAGAGAAGAGAAGAAATTGCTAAGTCTCTTCCAGACGCTGATTTCAAAAAGAAATATGGCTCTCAATGGATGGCTATTAAGATGGCCACGGCAACTAAAATGGCTAAGAATGAAGGATTAAAAGATCCTAAAGACAATCCATGTTGGCCAGGACATGAGCCAGTAGGTACTAAGATAAAGAATGGTAAGACTGTACCTAATTGTGTTCCTAAAGAAAGCATTGATGAAGCAGTTAGATTCAATCATGGTGAAAAGGTTATTGCGGTAGCAAGGAGAGGAAAGAACGAATTTGAAATTACCCATAAGGGTCGAGAGTTCAAATTGTATCAAAATAATAAATTCCATGGTACATACAAATCAATGGACTTAGCCAAAAAGGCAATGAATGAAGTAAAATTAGTGCCAGGTTTTGTAGGAGCAGATGGTAAACTTACTGCTAAGCCTACAGCTAAAGACTATGCAGCCAATAAAGAATATCAAGGTATGAAGAAGAAAGGTATTAAACTTCCTGGTCCTAAGAGTCCTATCACTTCAGCCGACGTACAAAAAGCTTTAGCTATTGTAAGATCACCTAAGTATAGAGATTATTACACAGGTGCTTACAATGCTATTAATAGAATTAAATCAGGTTTAGCAAAACATCCTGTAGTTGCAAAAGCTCTTCGATTAGCTAATGAAAATAAAAAGCAACCACAGACAGAAGCTAAAATAAGTTTTGCTAAAATGGCAAGACGCGATGCTATGAGAGGTATGGGTAAACAAAGTAAAGTAGATCCAGCAGACGTAGACGAACCATCCGATGATGGTTCTAGAGCAGGTTTGAATCCTATCATGCAATTAAGAAAAGCCAAAGATGTAAAAGGTAACTATATGATTACCTTTGCAGATGGCAAAAAGAAGAAATTAAATCCTGCAACTATTGATAAATTATTAAGAATGCACGATTCATTACCAAAACCCGATGCTAAATTAAAGTTTGCAAACTTCGTAGGTAAGTCTTATGCAAATGCAGTAAAAGCATCAACTATGCTTAGACAGGAGTATTAATGGCTGACTCAGACGTAGCACCAGACTTAGTAGGCGTAAACGTCAACATGGACGCTTATAATAGCCGCTGGGATTATATGGCTGCTCGTGCGGGTGGAGGTAATAGACCTTGCTTAGATATTAACAATGTAGATCCTGATTGTTTGGATCATAATATTGTTTGTACTTTTAGTAATATGCATCTAGTGCAAGCTGAAGTAGAGGGTTTAATGACAGCCTTTGATTACGGTTATGGCTTTAACTTTTTAAGTAAATTTAAAAGTGGAGCACAGCCTTATACTTACGACTTAGATAAGTACGATATGGACCAAATGGGACTATCTACTAATGATATCTTTGTACAAAAAATAACAGGTAATCAATTAAAGGGAGTTCAAAATGATATTCCCAATATATGGAAAATAATTAATTGGTTTGGGTTTGTAGATCATATTACTTGCAAACTTCATTTTCAATTCCCAGGACAAGTGTTTCCGTTCCACTTTGATGATTTAACTAAACAAAGAGGAACAGATGCAGTAGATGATTCTTTAGATGCTGATCCAGATACTTGGGCTAGAGTAGAAGTACAAATCTATGATTGGGATTGGGGTCATGTATGGGCTTTAGCTCATACTTATTGGACTCATTGGAAAGCAGGTGAAGTAGTATGGCATGATTGGAATACAGTACCTCATGGTACTGCCAATTGTGGTATGTCCAAACGAGTAACTTTACAAATAAGTGGTCAAACAGATGCTGCATTGCAAGCTAAGTTAAGAGCTAACAATGGCACTATTGACCTAACAACATTATAGAGATGAGTATGAATTTTAAAACATTAAGAAAAGTTATTAAAGCAGCTGGACTCATCGAAAAGAAAATTAAAGAAGATGACGATGAGAGAGAATACGATTATGAAGGCGAAATGGCTAAAAATGATCTAAAGACTGTTATCGATGCAGCTGAAGAAATAAAAGATATGCTGGAAGATGATAGCAACCTACCTGAATGGGTACAAGCTAAAATTACTAAAGCAACGGACTATTTGGATTCAGTCCGAGACTATTTAAAGTCTGAAAATAAAGAATCTTAACACATAGGAGAAAAGTATGTTAAATTACTTCAATATAGCAATGTTATGGATCAAAGCGAGACTAGGAGAAAGAACCTCTTGGGATGGCGGTGTGCTCATAGCTGTTTGTTTATTAGTGCTAGTAGCTAATCCAATAGTTAAATTAGTCGCATGGGGCGGTTTAGCTTGGGGTATCTACACCTTAGTAAAAGCAGAATACGTTGCGGTGAAAGGAAAGAAATAAGATGAAATTTAGAAAGTATTTAGAAGAGTCCAAATGTGATGCCGTGTGTTGTGAAGAGACACAAGTCTCTGAGCTTATCGAAAACAATGTGTTTCGTGTTGGGTCACGTTCTTACTATGAATACTTTCGTAATATAAGAGAATCTTATAAAGCCGGACAGCTTAATATTATAAGTAGTAAATTCGACATTGAACTCCTAGAAGGTTCTTTGGGCGAGTTCGCAGAATACGAGGGCAATCCAGTTCCACTAGATTGTCCTCTATTCGAAGAGGAAGATAAAGATCCTCCTATTGGTAAACCTAGAAGAGGTGGACCTAAAAAGTTTTACGTCTATGTAAGAAAGGCAGATGGTGGCGTAAAGAAAGTTACTTTTGGAGCTAAAGACGGTGGCTCTAATCTATCTGTCAAATTAAATAATCCAGATGCAAGAAGATCATTTGTTGCTAGACATAGATGCGATCAGCAGAATGATAAAGAATCGGCGGCTTATTGGGCCTGCAGATTACCTTATTACGCTAAACAATTAGGTATGTCTGGTGGCGGTTCGTTCTTCTGGTAATGAAAGGTTTTAGAGAATATATAAAAGAAGCTTATATTCCTTCTTTGAATGTATTCGATATTGATGATACTCTTTTTACAACAAAGACTATGATCAATATTATGAAAGACGGTAAAGTAGTTAAAAGTATTACTAACCGAGAATATAATGATTATAAATTAAAAGACGGCGAATCTTATGACTTTGCTCAATTTAGAAACGCCAGCACCTTTGCTAAGCAAGCTACTCCTATTGGACGCATGATAGCAAAGATGAAAAAGTTAATAAGAAATGCTACGGCTAAAGGATCTAAAGTTATTATATCTACAGCACGAGCAGATTTCGATAATAAGAAAGTATTCTTAGATGCTTTAGCTGCTCACGGTATAGATGTTGATAAGATCTATGTTGAGAGATCAGGTAACCTTCAATTAGGTTCTGCAGCTAAGAATAAAAAGGCTATATTTAGAAAATACCTAAGAGGTGGTAAATATAGATTAGTAAGATTTTTTGATGATGATATAAAAAATATTACCTCTTTTCTTTCATTAGAAAAGGAATTAGGTGATGTAGAATTGGAAGCTTGGCATGTACAAAAAGACGGAAGAGTTAAAAAAGCCGTACGAAGAAGTAGATAATATACGTACATTTAAAGCTAGCGTAGACGATATAGAATTAGTATGGCATCGTGATAGAGAGAAAAGAACTATTACGGTACTAGAAGGTAACAATTGGCAATTACAATTAGATGATGAGTTACCGATAACTATGGGAGTGGGTGATAGTTTTATTATTAACGAGATGACCTACCATCGAATTATTAAAGGTGATGGTGATCTAAAAGTTAAAATTTATAAATGGAGTTAAGGAAATGGCCGAAACAAATGGCGTTAGATTAGATCGTATAGAAGAGAAGCTTGATAAGCTATCTGATGCTATAGTAGCTATCGCACGCGCTGAAGAAAAAATCATAGCTATGGAGAAAAGATTTGACTTCATGGAAGTAGATAGAACGAAGTTATATCAAAAAGTAGATGAAATGCACGATGATATCGATTGCATGAAAGGTACTGTTGATAATAACGCTCAGACTGTAGCTAATATAAATAAGTTATTCTGGGTCCTACTGTTAGCAATTATCGGTAGCTTGGTAGGGCACGCATTTGGATTACCGATAGATTTTATAGGTTAGGAGCAACATGAAAACCGAAGACATTAAAAATATGGCAAAGATTCTTGCAGATATGCAAGAAGCCAAGAAAAAAGAGGCTATGGACCCAGTGGGTAAAGCCGACGCCGACATCGACAACGATGGCGACGCTGATAAAACTGATAAGTATCTACACAATCGACGCAAAGCTATTAAAAAAGCTATGGGTAAAGATGACAAAGATATGGATACCAAAAATGCTGACAAAGCAATGATGCATGACTGTGCAAAGCATGTACTACATAAAGAACATGGCGAAGGTAATTGTATTCCTGGCCAACATACTTTAGTAGAACAAGAAGATGGTACAGCTATTGTAACTCATTACGATGTAGACTTCAATGGTACTATAGTAGAGAACATCCCAGTAGAAGATTTAGAAATTTTAGTTTCTGAAAGCCACATGCATACTAAAAAGAAAGCTAAAACAGAAGTTAAAGAAAGTGCTGAACTTACTTATGCTTATGTAGAAAAGATTAAGGATGCTATTAAACAAATGTGGGAAGCAGCTGTTCAAAAGAGCCCTGAAGAAACTAAAGATTCACAAGAGAAACAACTTAAAAGATCAAAGGGTGAAGAAGACTTCGTAAAGAAACATGTTACTGATAAAGTCGATGGTGAAAAAATAGAAGGTGATTCTATTGATAAATTAAAAGCAGGTGGCAAACAAGCTCCAGCTAGGCCAGGCGATAATAAGTCAGGTGACAAAAACGTAGTTAACCCAGTTAAAGATACTACTAAGTAGTATTAAGAGTATAGTCTTAAGAAAACTATGCTCCAGTTAACTTGAGACTGTGTAAGTATTATTAAAACAAGTGAGGTAAATAATGGCTAAAATTCAACCACCTAGGTGGGCACCAGACGCGATTCCAACAGACAGAGGTTGGGTATCTAAGTCAGGAGAGTTATTAGTAAGTCGAAAACATAGACAAGATGAACTAGACGAATACTTTGGTGTCACTGCAGCTCCAGCTGTAGAAAAGACAGTAAATGAGTTTACAGGTATGATAGAATCAGAACCTGTACTATTAACTGAAGCACCAGTAGGTAATATATCATTAGAGAGTATGACTAAAGCACAATTACAAGCTTTAGCTAACGAACATGGTATAGTGTTTAAAGGTTTTGTAAAAAAAGAGGATATGATCGAACAGTTACTAGAAGTACTTTAATATATACTATTAAAGCATTATGAAACTATTTGATACATTAAACGAAAGTAACTTTTTAATATTTGCAGCAAAGCATTATTATAGCCCAACCTGCATTGATTCGGATGAGTTCTTTGAGGACCTTAAACGATTCAAATATATTAAAAGGTTAGTTAATCGTTACCTTGATAAGGACGAATTATCTGAAAGGTTGATACTCAATCATTTGATTGTAATCTTCAACGTTTTCGGTACACCGGCAGGATTAAAAATGCTGGAGTATCGCCTAGAGGATAATCACTGGCCTGTGATAAAACCATTTTTGATTTTTCTTAATGCTATTAGTAATACTGACATGATTGGTATAAAAATGGACGAACGAGTAGTAGAAAAATTAAGGAAAGTTTAAATGTCATTATTAACTAGAGCCGGAGACTTAGTATATACTTTTAGATTCCTAAGACTGCTTACTACACCTTTCAAAGAAACTACTGCTTTTAAATTAGGTATTATTGATGATAAAGGCAAACGTGTTAAGAGCGTACCTTTAGATACATCAGAAAAGAAATCAGCTTATAATACCTTTCATCGTTTAGCTTTCAACATTAAAAAACTATTAGGTAGCTCCACGCCAGCTTCTTATGCTGCAGCTTTATTTCTATTAAAAGAAAAATACAATATTACAGAACCTAATATACAAAAGATATTACAGACTCACAATCTAGAAGTATTAGACTTACTAGATGAGCAAACAAATTGGTTTATACTACCTGATTCAATACTAACTCCAGGTATATATAGAATCAAGTCTGATAAAATGGTTAATCAGACTTGCGAAGAAATAGCATACGAAGGTGATAAGGTACGCGTGCAAGAACAAGCTCTACCTGTAGGTGATATGTTTGGTATTCCTGTTTATGAAGCTATTCATATGTCAACCAACCAAGCAATATATGTAACTGCAGGAGAATTAGTACGATGAAAACATTTTGTAAATGGTTAGAAGACGTACCTTCTACCTCTACTGCATCGGTAGCAATGCCTCCCACGATGCGCAAAAAGAAAAAACTATTTGATGTACCTACTCACATCTTTAGACGATTTCAAAACAATGAAAGAGTTAAATACGAACGATGGGTTAAATATTTAGGTACTGGTATGTATGAAGACAGCGTGTTGAATTACATTAAAGATAATAAACAAACAGAAATTATTTTAAGAGATAACGTTTCCGGGCAAACAAAAACTATTAAGTCAGTATAACTGCTTGACATTTCGAACCGGATAGTATATAATTAATTGTGTCAAGGAGAACAATGGCTAAACAAGAATATATGGGCATCGAAATTGATCTTAGTAGAGATCAACTATTCGATAAGCTAGGTATACAAAGACTCAAAGAAAGCTATATGAAAGAGGATGAAGAATCTCCTCAACATCGCTTTGCTTTTGTATCTGCTACCTTTGGTACTGATACAGCTCATGCACAACGTTTATATGATTATGCATCAAAACATTGGTTATCTTATGCAACTCCTATTCTATCTTTTGGTAGAACTAAAAGGGGTCAACCCATATCTTGTTTTCTGAATTACATTCATGATTCAGCAGAAGGTCTCGTTGAAAATTTAAGTGAAACAAATTGGCTCTCAATGTTGGGAGGAGGAGTTGGAATTGGATTTGGAATACGTAGTGCTGACGATAAGTCTACTGGTGTTATGCCTCATCTTAAGATTTATGATGCGTCTTCTTTGGCCTATCGTCAAGGTCGTACTAGAAGGGGGAGCTATGCTGCTTATCTTGATGTTTCTCATCCTGATATTATATCCTTCTTAGAAATGCGTAAGCCTACCGGTGATCCTAATGTTCGATGTTTAAATATGCATCACGGCATTAATATCTCCGATAGGTTTATGGAAATCGTAGAAAGGTGTATGGTGGATGCTAATGCAGATGACTCATGGAATCTGATTGATCCACATTCAGGTGAGGTTAGAGAAACAGTATCAGCTAAAGCTTTATGGCAAAAGATATTAGAATTAAGAATGGAAACAGGCGAACCTTATATTCACTACATCGATACTTCTAATAGACATTTACCAGAGTTTCAAAAAGCTAAAGGATTAAAGATACATCAATCTAATCTATGTTCAGAGATTATATTACCTACTAATGCAGAGAGAACAGCTATATGTTGTTTATCCTCTGTTAATTTAGAATATTATGATGCTTGGTCTAAGAATAGTTTATTCCTACAAGACATAGCTGAGATGTTAGATAATGTATTACAATACTTTATTGATCATGCACCCAATGCTGTCAAACGTGCTAAGTTCGCTGCTTCACAAGAAAGATCTATTGGTGTAGGAGCTTTAGGGTTTCATGCTTATTTACAAAAGAATAATTTACCTTGGGAGTCAGCATTAACTACTGGTACCAATGTTCGCATGTTTAAACTAATTAGAGAAAAGCTAGATGCTGCTAATTTACATTTAGGTAAAGCGCGAGGTGAAGCTCCTGATGCTAAAGGTACTGGTAAAAGATTTAGTCATGTCATGGCTATAGCACCTAATGCTAGTAGTAGTATCATTATGGGTAATACTTCTCCTTCTATAGAGCCATTAAGAGCTAATGCTTATCGACAAGATACATTATCAGGGGCTCATTTAAATAAGAATAAGTTTTTAGATTTAGTCATTCAAGAAGCTTGTGCTAAGAATACTAAATTAGACGCCGATGAGATCTGGAGATCTATTATAGCTAATGATGGTTCAGTACAACATTTAACTTTCCTAGATGATTATACTAAAGATGTGTATAAGACAGCTATGGAAATAGATCAACGATGGGTCATTGAACATGCAGCTAAACGTCAAGAGTATATAGATCAAGCTCAATCTGTTAATTTATTTTTTAGACCCGATGTCAATATTAAATACTTACATGCAGTACATTACATGGCTTGGAAACAAGGATTAAAAACATTATACTATTGTCGATCAGAGAAATTAGGCAAAGCAGACAAAGTATCCAAACGAATAGAAAGAGAAGTTATAAAAGAAATAGATATGGAAGCATTAGTTAACAATGAGGAGTGTTTGGCTTGTGAAGGTTAAATTAACAGACGAACGAACTTACTTTAAGCCTTTTAATTATCCATGGGCTTTCGATGCTTGGTTAAAACATGAGCAATCTCATTGGTTACATACAGAAGTACCTATGATTGAAGATGTTAAAGATTGGAAAAATAGATTAACGAAAGAAGAACAAACCTTTCTAACTAATATCTTTAGATTCTTTACTCAAGGGGATATTGATGTGGCTGGTGGTTATATTAAAAACTATCTACCTTACTTTCCACAACCGGAAGTAAGAATGATGTTAGCTGGCTTTGCCGCTAGAGAAGCATTACATGTTGCAGCTTATTCACATTTGATTGAAACATTAGGTATGCCAGAATCTACTTATAATGAGTTTTTAGAATATGAAGCTATGAGAGATAAACATGATTACTTTATGGATATGTCTAATAGTAATGGTACTAAAGAATCTATAGCTACTAATATTGCAGCCTTTAGCGCCTTTACCGAAGGTATGCAATTGTTTAGTTCCTTTATTATGTTGTTAAACTTTCCTCGACATGGAAAGATGAAAGGTATGGGCCAGATAGTAACTTGGTCTATTGTAGATGAAACGCAGCATTGTGAAGCTATGATTAAACTCTTTAGAACTTATATTGAAGAGAATTTAGCTATTTGGAATGATAAATTAAAGAGTCAGATATACACTATTGCTACTAAGATGGTAGAACTAGAAGATAAGTTTATTGATTTAGCTTTTGCTATGGGTCCTATGGAGGATCTAACAGCAGCAGATGTAAAACAATACATACGATACATTGCCGATCGTAGATTGATTAGTTTAGGCATGAAAGGTATTTTTAAAGTTAAAAAGAATCCACTTCCTTGGGTTGAAGAAATGATTAATGCTCCCACACACACTAACTTCTTTGAGAATCGAGCAACAGATTATGCTAGAGGAGCCCTATCAGGAAGTTGGTCAGATGTATGGGGAGACGAATAATGCATCATTTTATTTGGGAACTAGATTGTGATTTGTGTGGTGAAATTACAGAAGTAGTGACAACTACAGACTTACCACCAGAACATTGTCCTATGTGTGGAGCAGATGTGGAGGCAGTGCTCATTCAAGACGATTAACCATGATATATAATATTCTATGGAATGGTTATACAATAATGAACGCTTTGAGTTATCTGATCGCGATTACTATGGTTTTGTTTATCTAATAACAGAACTAGATACACAGAAAAAATATGTAGGTAAGAAATTCTTTTGGTCTAAAAAGACTCTACCTCCATTAAAAGGTCAAAAGAGAAAGCGAAGATCTTTAGTCGAATCAGATTGGAAAACTTATTATGGTTCTTCTGAAAAGTTACAAGAAGCTCTAACTAAGGGTTTGCATCATTACAAAAGAGAAATACTACATCTTTGTAAGACTAAAGGTGAATGTGCTTACTTTGAAGCTAAAGAACAATTTGAACGTAATGTATTATTAAGAGACGATTACTATAATGGTATTATTAGTTGTCGTATTAACAGAAGGTCTGTAGCACATTTAGATGGGTAACATTTTATCTTTTTATTTCGGTCACGACGCCAACGTAACCTATTACAATGCTACTAAACAAACTTTTCGTGTTATAGAATTAGAAAGAGTCTTTAATCAAAAACATATGCATTTACAGCAAAGATCACTCAATGCTGGTAGTTCTACTGTAGCTGAAGGTACTGTAAGTCGTCATACTGCTTTAGGTATCATAAAAGAACAGTTAATTAAATACTGTGATTATAATCCTGATGAACCTTTAGAATGTGTAATTGCAGGTACCTGTAACGAAGCAGAAAGACCTATGATGTCTAATTTTAATACTTGGCCAGAAGCTCCTCGCTCAGAAGGTATCTGGGGACAAGTATTACATCCAGACTTACTATCTAAATATTTTAAATTTAATGATTGCATCATCGTATGCTCACATCATACAGCGCATGCTGCTTGTGGTTATTATCAATCTCCTTTTGATTATGCTTTTATACATAGCTTTGATGGAGGTGGTGATGATGGTGCTTGGAGAAACTTTACAGCAGATAGACTTTCAGGTGTTACTCATTTAACTACTACAGGTCGTAACATAGGACGTAAGTATAATGAATTAGGCATGTGTATTGCTGATTTATATCCCTCTAGCTTTTTAAAAGTAGATCTACCAGGTAAGATTATGGGTTATTCTGCTTATGGTAAAGGAGAAGAGAATAAAGAATTAATTCAAGCTTTTGAAGATCTCTTCACACAACATACTACTTTAGGTAATATGGGGGAAGCTCTAGATATATGGAGACGTATCTGGAAACATTTTAAACATTGGCAACCCTATACAGAACGTATGGAAGACTTCTTTACTATGCGTTTACATAAAGTAAAAAATTGGAGTCCAACGCTACAAGGTGATTATACTAATGATTTAGATACCCTAGGGGAATTAGTTGCGACTCAAGATTTAAAATCGAAAACAGAAATTACTTGGATGTTTAATCATGCTACTCAGAACAAACATCATACTCGTGATATAGAATTACCTTTTCCTGAATCTGCTAAGTTTGCTCGAAATTTACAAATAGGTTTTGAGAATATGGTAGTAAAATATTTTCAAAGAAAAGACATACGCGACACTATAGCCTTTATGAGAGATAATGTAGTGATGACAGGTGGCTGCTCATTAAATGTATTATTAAATGAACGATTGAAAAATGAATTTGGTCAAAAGTTAAATATCTATGTACCGCCTAATCCTGATGATCGTGGTTTATCTTTTGGTGCACTTAAATACTATTTAAGTCTCTATCATAATGACCAAGGTAAAGTAAAACATTTACAATATGCAGGTATGCCCATTAGTGATGTACATAGAAGAGAGTCGAGACCTTATACTACTCCTACTCTTACTGATATAGTAGACTTATTAAAAGCAGGTAAGATTATAGGATTAATACAAGGCAACTATGAATTAGGCCCTAGAGCTTTAGGTAATCGATCTATCATTTGTGATCCTAAATTTCCTGATATGAAAGATACACTTAATGCTAAAGTTAAATTTAGAGAATGGTTTAGACCTTTTGGTCCTATGACTACAGCTGAATTAGCTCCTAAATATTTTAAATCTAAAACATTAGATAATTTAGAGTATATGAGTTTCGCAGTATTTACAAAAGAAGAATATAGAGATGAATTAAAAGCAGTGACTCATATAGATAACACAGCTAGATTACAAGTAGTACATAAATCGGTGACTCCTTGGACTCATGAATTAATAACAGCCTTTGATGGTGTTTTATTGAACACTTCGTTCAATGTTCAAGGCAAACCTATCATAAATACTTTATATGACGCCTTCTCGGTGTTAGATAAAACAGGTTTGGATTATGTCTTATTAAGACATGCCGGTAAAATGTATTTGTACGGAAAGGAATAACATGGACTACTCATATAAATGTAAAATAGTTAAAATAATAGATGGTGATACTGCAGACATAGATATCGATCTAGGTTTCGACGTTTGGTTAAGAAATCAAAGAGTTCGATTTATGGGTATTGATACGCCCGAGTCTAGAACATCGAATAAAGAAGAAAAGGTATTTGGTTTATTAGCTAAAGATTTTGTAAAAGGTTATTTGCCAACAGGTTCATCACAAACTCTATTAACATTCAAAGATGAAACAGGTAAGTTCGGTAGAATACTGGCTGACTTCTTAATAGAGATTAATGGAGAACAAAAGAGATTAGTACAACATATGATTGATTCTCATATGGGTGTACCATACTTTGGACAATCAAAGAATGATATTGAAGATTTACATTTAGCTAATCGTAAAATACTTATCGAGTCAGGATTGACAAAGTAATAAATATCATATATAATATATTATTGAAAGCGAGGTTATTATGGCATATAATATAGTACTGCAAGTACATGAAGTGATAGCAAAAATAGTTGAAGGTAAAACCAAAAAAGAAAAGGTGGAATTGTTAAAGCAATATGAGAGTTGGCCTTTGAAAGACGTATTGAGATGTATCTATGATGATACTATTCAATTCCTGCTCCCAGGCGGTAAGCCACCTTATACACCTAATTTAGCGCAATCAGCACCATCATCCATTACTCGAAGACACAAAGACTTTAAATACTTTGTGAAAGGAGGCCCCGGTGTTAACATACAAGGATTTAAAAGAGAAAAGATGTTTATTGATTTATTAGAATCAGTACATCCGGACGAGGCGTTGCTACTTATTGATATGATGAATAAGAAAGCAATAACTGGGTTAACTAAAGCTACGGTAAAGGAGGCGTATCCGAATCTCATAAGGGCGTAGGGGACTACACTATCTAGTCTCCTTCAAATATTAACTTTTAACAAAAGGAGATTGCATGAGTCAATTAGAAAGGCTGAAGAAAGACGTTAAGGAGCTAGATCATTATATCTACAAGTTAGCGAAAAAGAATAAGCCAGAATTAGCTCAAAAGATGATGAAGAAGCGTGATTTCCTACAACAACATATAACAGAAGCTGCGGCTTCCTATAGAGGAGTGTGATCCAATATCTAGGAAGGGGCTTTCTGTAATAAGTTAGCCCCTTACTTAATTTACATTATGCCATTTTACGATATAAAAAATAATGCAACAGGTGAGATAGAAGAAGTGTTTCTATCCATTAAAGCTATGGAAGAAAAAATAGCCGATGGTAAGTATTCAGTAGTAATTGGTACTCCATCAACTATAACACATACAGGTAACATAATTAATAAAACAAGTCAGGGATGGCAAGATCATTTAAAAAGAATCAAGAAGAAGTCCGGTCGCAACAACACCATAAAGACGTAGATAGAAGAAGATCGCGTACACCTAATCTTAGGTTAGATGATTTGATTACTATTGATCCTATGACTAAGGCGCAGGCGGAAGCTTTTGCTGAGTGGAAGAATAATAACCATTTAATATTATCTGGCGCAGCGGGTACCGGTAAAACATTTATTGCTTTGTATCTTGCACTTGAAACGATTTTAGATCGTAGTAGCTTTCAGAAAAAGATTTACATAGTTAGATCTATAGTACCTACTCGAGAGATAGGTTTTCTTCCTGGTACTATAGATGAAAAGTTAGAAGCTTACAAAGCTCCTTATATAGGTATCTGCGCAGAACTATTTGAAGATAGAGATGCTTATAATAACCTAGTTGAGCAAAATCGTATAGAATTTTTATCGACTTCGTTTATACGTGGTACTACTATGGACGATGCTATTATTATAGTAGACGAATGTCAGAATCTTAATTTTCATGAATTAGATTCTATTGTAACACGATGTGGTAAAAATACACGTATTATATTAAGTGGAGATTACTATCAATCAGACTTTACTCGTAATGCAGATAAAACTGGTATATTAGAATTTCTTAATATCTTCGAACAAATAAAAGATGTTTGCCATATACAATTTATTTGGTCAGATATAGTAAGAAGTGATTTCGTAAGAGAATATATAATGACTAAAGAATTAATTAGGAGAAACAATGGATCTTAAAGGATCAAAAACAGAACAATGCTTGAAAGACGCCTTTGCTGGCGAATCGATGGCTAATAGAAGATATCTCTATTTTGCTAACCAATGTGATGTATTAGGTGCCGCTGATATAGCCTCTGTATTTAGAGCTACTGCAGAAGGTGAAACCGGACATGCACATGGGCATATGGAATATCTAATAGAAATGGGGGTAGGTGATCCCGGAACGAGTTTACCTGCTAAAACAGTACCGGAAATGTTAGCAAGTGCTATCTCAGGAGAAATACATGAATATACAGATATGTATCCAGGTATGGCTAAAGTGGCTAGGGAAGAAGGTTTTGACGAAATCGCAGATTGGTTTGAAACACTTGCCAAAGCAGAACGATCACATGCTAACAAATTCCAAAAAACATTGGACGGATATACAAATGAATAGAGAAGCAGTATACGAACAATTAAAAATAGATGAAGGTGTAGTGTATGAGATTTATCTTGACCACCTTGGTTATCCTACGTTTGGCGTTGGTCATCTTATTACCGATGCCGATGAAGAATCAGGGAAACCAGTTGGTACCGCAGTCAGCGAGGAGCGTGTTAAGAAATGTTTTGAAAGAGACTTAACTACAGCTATCGGTGAATGTCAAGCCTTATACGAAGACTTTGATACTTGGCCTGATGAAGTGCAACAAGTATTAGTAAACATGATGTTTAATATGGGTCGCACTAGACTATCTGGATTTAAAAACTTCAAAGCAGCTTTAGATGCTAAAGACTGGAAGAAGGCAGCAGTAGAAGGCAGAGACTCTAAATGGTACAAACAAGTTACCAATAGAGCAGAAAGATTAATGAAACGATTAGAAGTAGTATGAGACGTAAAATCATTGAAACTCTAATTAAGCATTTTGAAGCTTGTATTGAAAAACATAAGCTGAACATTGAAATTTATCTTGAGAAGGGCGTAGGTGTTGCAGAACATCCTGACATTATGGGCTCCATTGAAGGAGAACTAGCACGCATGGCTGAGTATCAAGATAAAATAGATATGTTGAATACTTACTTTAAATAAAGCTTGACATTAATCTTTAAAACCGTTATAATTATTTCATGAATGTAATATTAGTTGACGCAGACGGTGTATTGTTAAGTTGGAGAGATTCTTTCTTTCGCTTTATGGCAAGGAAAGGCTACTCTGATTTCGACCCATCTTTTTATAAAATACATGAAAGCTATGGTATAACAAAATCCAAAGCAGATGAATTAGTGCAAACCTTTAATGAATCTGCTTATATGTTAACACTATCTCCTTTTAAAGATGCTGTTAAATATGTAAAAAAGCTACATGATGAGCATGGTTATAAGTTTCATGTCATTACTTCACAGACTAGTTTAGATCAAGCTAAACGTCTTCGTGTAATGAATTTAATCAATACCTTTGGTGATGTCTTTGAAGGCTTTACTATATTAGGTACTGGTGATGATAAAGACCGAACACTAACACGTTGGAAAGACTCTGGCCTCTGGTGGATTGAAGATAAAGTAGATAATGCACAAGCTGGATTAGATGTTGGTTTACAACCTATAGTGATGGCTCATGATTACAATAGTATCGAACAAATGAGTAAAGGTATGACTTATTGTGCCAAGTGGCGTGATGTGTATGCAACTATAACTGGAGAATTTTAATGAACGGTAAAAAAGCTAAACAATTTAGAAAACTTACTAAAGAAGCTATGATAGTAGTTTCTAAAGAAAATGAGAAAGATGTGGTACCTTGGTGCGCTTACTATGAAAAGAAAAATAGTAATGCTCTTGGCGGTCCAGCTTTAAGTTCCGTTGCATTAATGCCAGGTTGCGGTAAGATGGTTTATCGTAAAATGAAAGAAGATTTTAAGAAACTAAGAAGAGGAGAACTACGTGTCTAATATTGAAAATGTATTAACTAATTTATCTGAACGTGAAGTAACAGTAGAGTTTACTAAAAAGAAAGATGGTTTACTAAGAACCATGAGATGTACTACTAATCCAAAGATGATTCCAGTAGAGAAACATCCTAAGACTACTTCTGAAATTAAAGCAGGTTTGTATAAAGTCTTTGATTTAGATTTAAATGAATGGCGATCATTTAATCTTGACACAGTTATTCGCGCATGGGCTTTTGAATAATGTTAGGGTATTTAAAAATGTTACCTATTCTTATTGCATTAGCAGGCGTAGGGTTTATGGGGCATTTGTTTATTGTTAATAACTTAGAGAGTAGAGTGAATGTATTACAAACTCAAGCTGATCAATTAAGAGCAGAGAATGTAGCATTTCAAACAGCGCAAGCTACTAATCTAGCTACTATACAAAGTTTACAAAACAATCTACAACAACAGATTCAACAAATTACTGGTCTACAAACTAGTATGAGTCAATTAGAAGCTGAGAAGAATGAGTATCTAAAAATATTTAGAGAACATGATTTACAACGATTAGCTTTAGCAAGACCCGGTTTGATTGAACCTAGAATTAATAATGGAACTGACGAAGTATTTAGGAGTATCGAAAGAGACTCACAAGAGATACAAGCAGCTAATGGAGAAGAATAATGCCGTACGTAGAACAATGTGGAGTAAACACTATTAAACAACAACTAGAACAATGGAAAGGTGTGATGCATGATCCTTACATTGATGGTTTTAATGGTTACGGTTGTAAACAAAAGATTAAACAAGTATTAGTAGCGGCACAACAAGCTTTAGTAAACGCACCTACTTATGCAGGAGAAGAACATGAAGATCCTATTACTACTGAGTAGTTTAGTTATTACAGGCTGTTCTTTTCTACCTACTAAACCAGTACCTTATACACCTCCAGTCATTACTACTGTGACTGAACAAGTACGAGTACCTATTTACCAACCTCCTTTACCCGCTGCTATTCAATTAGAGAATGTAAGATGGTTTGTGATTACTAAAGATAATCTAGAAGCTAAGATTGCTGAAATAGAAAGTATTATAGGTAACGACTTTGTAGTCTTTGCTATGACACCGCAAAGCTATGAGAATATGGCTTACAATATGCAAGAGTTACGAAGATACGTATTACAACAAAAAGAAGTAATTCTCTATTATAGAGCAGCTACACAAGATGATGATGGTACTACAGCAGAAGATTGGTTAGAGAAAAACGAGGCATTGCAACAACAGTGAGACGTGGTCATTTAGCTAGACAAGATAGAGAGGCTATCATAGAAAAAGGTACCAACACTAAATTTGAAGTCATACTAAAGAAAGGAGCTAGTGTCATAGAACAAAGAGGTTGTGCTACTATGGTAGAAGCATCTACAGTAGCGGAAAATTGGATTAATCAATGGGGTGAATTTAATGTCTAAAGCAGGTGGAAGAGAAACGATATACTTATTATCAGAATTTAATAATGAGAATCGTAAAGCACAAACTATACTACATCATGACCATTATGGTTTTAGATGTTACATAGATGATCAATTAGTAGAGACTGTGATGTGTCCTGGTCATAGTGAATCATTCGCAGAGGACGGCGCAGAGAACTTTGTTATGAAGTGGGGTAAATGGAGTGAGTAAGTCGGGTAAGATATGGGGTCAAACAGAACTGATACATGCTAATGGTGTATTAGAGTTTCATCGTATAGAATACAAAAAAGGTTTTGTATGTTCAGAACATAAACATGAATACAAATGGAATGGATTCTTTGTAGAGTCTGGTATTATGAAAGTAACTGTTTGGCAAGACGATCAAGGTTTAGTAGATGAAACTATATTATACCCAGGTGAATTTACACAAGTCAAACCTGGTAAGTTTCATCAGTTTGAAGGATTAGAAGATGGAGTAGCATTTGAACTCTATTGGGCAGAGTTTAACCACAACGACATTGTTAGGAGAACCTCAGGTAAGAAAAAATGATTATGGAATTTAAGAAAAAAGAAGGCTTTGAAATATGGCCTATTCATTATGAAGATGATAAAACTAAATACAGAGTAGTTTCTTATAAAGATAATAAAGTAGTTTACGAAGCTATTTTCTCTACTATCATGGCAGCTGAAGATCATATACGGGTATGCAACGAACCGGAATAACCTTTTCTGCTTTTGATTTATTTCATGCAGGTCATGTTACTATGCTTAAAGAAGCTAAGCAACATTGTGATTATCTTATTGCCTGTCTACAAACCGATCCTTCATTAGATCGAACTACTAAATCTAAACCTATACAATCTGTCTTTGAACGCTATGTACAATTAGCAGGCTGTAAATACATCGACGAGATTATTCCTTATACCTACGAATCTGAAGTTATAGATATATTATTAACCTATCCTATTGATGTTAGAATCATAGGTGAAGAATATAAAGATAAAGAGTTTTCAGGTAAAGAAATTTGTATACGTAAAAATATTGAAATCATATACAATGATAGAAAACATTCTTTTTCTTCTACTGAATTAAGAAATAGATTAGCATGAGAATTATAGCAGGCCCTTGTCAGCACGAATCGCTTGATCATTCGTTTATGATTGCACAGCACTGTAAAGAAGTATGTAAAGAATATGGTATACAATATGTCTTTAAAGCATCTTATGATAAAGCTAATCGTACATCATTAGGAAGTAAAAGAGGCGTAGGATTAGAAAAAACTTTAAGAGACTTCTTACATCTTAAAAATGATCTAGGTGCTAAAACATTAACATTAACTGATTTTCATTCTGTAGAAGATATTAAATCATTAGAACAATGGTCTACTGTAGATGTAATTCAAATACCTGCATTCCTTTGTAGACAAACTGATCTTATAGTAGAAGCTTGTAATCAAGTATCTAAGGGTAACGCTAAGTTTGTTAATATTAAGAAAGGACAATTTTTAGCTCCATGGGATGTAGCTGGTATTCTATCTAAGACTAATACTATTAATAAGAATCAAGTGTGGATTACTGAGCGAGGAACATCATTTGGTTATAATACATTAGTAGTAGACTTTACTGGTATACAATATATGTTAAAACATTATGAGAATACTATTGTATTTGATGTAACACATAGTGTACAAGCTCCTGGTGGTAATGGTACAGTAAGTGGTGGTAATAGAGAATATGTACCAGGATTAGCTAAAGCAGCCGCCGCTATGGGAGTCACTAATTTCTTTTTCGAAGTACATGATAATCCAGATCAGGCTCCTTCTGATGGTCCTAATGCTTTACATTTAAAAGATTTTAAACCATTAGTGGAATCTTTAGTTCGTATTGCAAACTTATAAATACTTATGTTATTACATAGGAGTCCATCATGGCAGAGAAAAAATTACAGAATGGATCTAAGTATGCACAGTTCGACGCAGACGGTGACGGCATCGTAACAGATGAAGAAATGGCCGCTGCTGAGAGAATGATTGAAATAGAAAATAAAGACAAGAAAGAAGATCAATTAAGACAAATGGCTTGGGTAGCTATGGGTTCTATGGTATTATTTACTGTAGCACTTTTTACTCCTATGCTATCAGTTGAAAGACTTACAGCTTTGGATAATCTATTATCCATGTTCTATATAGCGCAGGCTGGTGTAGTTGCAACCTTCTTTGGTTCTTCTGCTTATATGTCTAAGAGTTAAAGTTCGAGGTCTCTTCGGAGACCTCTTTTTTGTTTTATGATGAAACCAATTGCAAAAAATAATCCCGTATTGTCCAAAGATATACATTGGAAGGCTACTCCAGGTGCAGGAGATATCATGATGGGTTTAAACTCTGCTCATCGTGTAGCCCATATTTTTCAAGAACCCGTATCTCTTACCTTTCATTACTTTCACGATGGTATGTCATTACATCATCCAGAAGATGCAGAAACTATTATTGAAAGAGGTCAATACATTCATAACTTTTATAGAGATCAGCATATGGTAGATGTATCTATTAAGTTAAATAGTGATGACGAAGACATTGATAAGTATCGCGCTAGAGGCGCTTATAGATCTACTGGTAATCCTTTATCATCCTCTTGGTTCTTTAGAGATGATTGTCAACTACCTATAGATGAACATAAAATAGTATTTTGGAGACCTACTTTCAATGCAGAAGTACCTCGTGACTGGAAGTTATTATTAAGTCATTATGATTACGATAAGATACTATCTATGTTAGCTTGTCAAGGATTAGATCACGCTGTAGAACTTACTTATAAAACACCTATTAGTGAAGCCATGTATCATATCAATACTGCTAAGTTAGTATTATGTTATGATGGTATGTGGCATTATATTGCTAAAAACTTTTATAAACCTATGATTGTGATATCACGATCTGCTGTGACTAAATTTAATACACCTCATTGTATTATGCTTAGTGAGAAAGATATCTTTCATTATATGCGCAATTGGGATAAAGTAAAATCACGAGAAATTTTATTTGATAAATTAAAAGAAGAATTAAGAACTTTTAAAATTAAAGCTGGTGTCAAGTATCGTTGTAATGCGTTAGAGCAAATAGAAAGAAGAGCTCGTTGGTATAAGGCTAAGATATTGGAATTAACATGAAAGAATTAAAAATAGATAGAGCAGTAATAGAAGTGAATGGTGGCTGTAACTATTCTTGCTCTATGTGTCCTCAAGATATGAGAACAGGTGGTAGAGATAAACGTTTTCTAAAAAAGATGAAGATTGATGAATTTGAACGTATTGTAGCTCAACTAGCTGAACATGGTTTAAACGTAGTTAATTTAGAAGGTTCAGGTGAACCTACATTACAAAGAAAGTTACCAGACTATATTAGAATAGTTAAGAAGTATGGAGCTAAAGCTTATGCTTTCTCTAATGGCTTTCTTATGAAAGATCAATTCATGCGCGATTGTGTAGATGCAGGTATTGACTTCTTTAGATTTTCTATCATTGGTTACTCTGCTGAGACTTATAATAAATGGATGCATAATACTATTAATGGTAACTTTCATTTAGTCCTTAACAATATGAAAGCTATGCAAGACTATGTCAATGAGACAGGAGCCAATTGCACTGTAGCCTCTTATCATTTGATATTAGATAATGATAAAGTAGAATATGAAACAGAGCAATATAAAAAGATTGATGAATGGGCAGGCACCAAAACAGAGATTTGGAAAATGCATAATTGGTCTGGTGTCTATGATGTAGATTATAAACGTAAAGGTGAAATGAGAACTTGTGGTAGACCATTCTCACCTGATCTAGTCATACGAGCAGGAGGCCTAGATGGTAAGACAGGAGCAGTGAATCCTTGTTGTCAAGTATTGGGTAGAGATGAAGAAGCTGTGTTAGGTCACTTCTCTGAACAAACTTACGAAGAGATTTGGTATGGTAAAGAGTATGAGCAACTAAGAGAAGATCATAAAACAGGTAATTATCCAAATTATTGTAAAGGCTGTGACTTTTTGCTTGACGATCCAGAGGTTTTAGTATATACTAATCATAATAGATCATTATATAAAATGGTCGGCACTAATTTTGATTTAAATGATTTTAGAAAGTAAAGAAAAGAAACATCATTGGGAAGTACATATGATACAGATGTCAGATCATCCTGTCTCTGTACATTATCGTAATATTTGTAAACCCTCTTGGGAAAGTCGTGGACTAGATGTTAAATTATTTGAAGCTATTACACCCAAAGATCTTTCTATATTAAAAGATTTACATTTTACACGTATCTATTCTATTGGGTCAGGTTTAGAAGGCAGAGACTTTACTGATACAGAATTAGCTATTTGGGGTTCTCATTATGCATTATGGAAACAATGTGCTGAGCAAAACAATCCTTACATTATCATAGAACATGATGCTTTATTAATGAAGCCATTACCTTTTGAAAAAATGAAACATTGGAATGTGGTATTGTGTTTAGGTTATACTTATTTAAAAGGTAATGGGCCCGTAGGTTCAAAATGGCCTTGTGGTGCTTATACTTTACATCCTGCTAAAGCTAAAATATTAGTAAACCACGTACGAGGTTGTATTATTAAAGCTAATTCTGATGCTTATATACAAAAGTTTACCACAGTAGATGACAAATATTTTTCTGCAGTACAATTGTATCATGCAGATATGGGTAATACTATACGACATGGGAATAAGGAACCCGATATTACATTTTATCAACCTACACGATGAAAAGAATGATTTACCAAGTAGCCGTAGGCACACCTTCTAAGCTTTATACACATTGTATAGAGAGTGTGGCTAACTACTGTAAAAAATATAATATAGACCATTATGTACAACGTACACCTACACTTTGGATAAAACCAGATCCATTTACTAGTAATCGTAGTAAAGAAGCTGTATCACGAGTAGGGTGTTTACCCATTTATGAAAAGGAGAATGCATTTGAATATTTGGATGATTATGATCAAATCGGTATTATCGACGCTGATATCTATATTAGGGATAGTGCTCCTAATATATTTGATAGCTTCGATGTAACCAAAGCTTTTGGAGCTGTCTGTGAACGAGAGATGGATATACAAGATTGGTATCTAGAAAAGATTATTAATTACTCTCGTATGCAATACATGCATTTAAACAATACTATTAATTTTAATTTTAATGCTAAAGGTTATGAGTTCTTTAATATGGGTTTGATTCTATTAAACAGTCAACTCTTTAAACCTTATCTAAAGAATGAAACACCTAAAGAGTTTATTAATCGATTTGAGTTTAAAGACTTTGTAGATGGTAAAGGTGCTTGGAAATGGTCTACTGATCAAACTTTATTAAACTATTTTATTAAAAAGTATAATATACCTACTCAGCATTTGAATCCTGCTTGGAATGGATTATTTACTGCTATACATAATATTAAAGATTGTCATTTTGTGCATTTCTTTTTAAAAGATAAATTACCACATAGAGGCGAAGATGTCTCTGCTTTGATGGAACAGATATGAAGAAACTGTTTATACACATACCTAAGAATGGTGGCATGTCTATACGAAGAAATGATACACTGCGACCTATGGTACAGATATGTAATGCTAGTACGCATAAGTCGCGAGACTATAGTGAAGCAGTGCGCAAGACTATGAAACAATCTGATGATCATCATGGTTGGGAACATGCACGCTGGAGAGATTTAAAACCCATGTATCAAGCGATGCCTGCCTTTGCTATTATACGTAATCCATGGGCTCGAGTAGCTTCGCGTTATATGTTTTGTAAAGCAGAATCACCTGAGGGTTACGCTGATGTATCTTCATTAGAAGCTTTTCTAGAAGAAAGACATAAATGGGGTGGTAAACAATATTATTGGCATAGAGCTATTCGTGGTTGGTATACTGCTTTAGATCATGTAACCGATGACTTAGGAGTAGTACGATGTGATATGTTAAGGTTAGAACATTTAAATGAAGATTTAAATAAGTATTTTAATTTACTGACCACTTATCCACAACGTAATATTACTCGCGTGGAATACTCTTATAAAGACTTATATACACCTCAAACTATACAAATAGTTGCTGATTGGTACGCACAAGATATCGACTATTGGGGCTTTGACTTTGATAGTGCTGCTACTAAAAATTATTGGAATAATCATGCACCCTTCTAGTTACACAAACATGGAAATAGCTTTAGGTATGATAGAGCTTGAAAATGATATAGATATTATTGATATTGGTGGTAGAGCTTTAAGACCAGATCAAGATAGATCGTATCAGAATCTATTAAAACATAAAGCAAAGCATTATTGGATTCCAGATATTGCTTCTGGTAAAGATGTAACGCATGTTATGCCAGGTCCATATACTTTACCGTTTGATGATAATTCTATTGACCTAGTATTATCAGGACAAGTATTAGAGCATGTGAATAATCCATTTAAATTTATTGCAGAATGTAAAAGAGTATTGAAGTTAGGATGTTGTATGATACATATTGCTCCTAGTGAAAGGGGCATATGGCATGATAATCCTGACAATTGGAGATTTGGTAGAGATGCTTGGAAAGCTATTACTCAAGATGTAGGTTTAACAATTATCGGTGATTGGATAGATACTTCAGCTTTAGATGAAAGATCTAGAAAATGGGCCGACCACGTAATGATAGGTAAAAAGATATGATGAATGGTATGAACAAAGACTCAAGCAATATTATTGCTCATATACCTCCTAATTCAGTAGGTATCGAGTTGGGAGTATGGAAAGGTAACTCTTCTGCTAAGTTTTTAACTAGAGATTTAAAACAATTATACTTAGTAGATGCTTGGTCTGT